ACCTCGGGTGTTCCTTGATAGCCGGCGATGCCCTCACCTATCCGGAGACATTTTATTTTATTGCGCGTAAGACGGCCGCCGACTTAGTTCGATACACCATCCCCTCTCTCTACGAGGTATTCGCCCATTGGGGTATCACGGAGGACTATTACCACTTCAATGGTCAATACAATTTCTTCGAGTTGTACAACAAAAGCCGCATCTACCTCATCGATGCCAAGTATAACCCCAGTGACCCCGTGTATGAGAGGTTCGGTTCCATGCAGATGACTCGGGGATGGATCGAAGAGGGCGGAGAGTTTATCCGCGAGGCGAAGACCAACCTCCAGGCTTCCATCGGTCGTTGGAAGAACGACGTCTACAAGTTGGCCCCCAAGCTCCTTATAACCTGCAACCCGTCCAACAATTTCCTCTACACGGACTACTACAAGCCATGGAAGGAGAACAAGCTGCCTCCTTGGCGTCGGTTCGTCAAAGCTCTGCCCCAGGACAACAAGACTCTCCCAGACACGTACATTGAGGGGCTTCTCCGGAACCTGACCCAGTCGCAGATCGAGCGACTGGTCTTTGGCAACTGGGAGTATGACGATGACCCGAATTGGCTGGTCGACTATGATGCAGTGTGCGACATGTTCAGCAATGAGTTCGTACTCCCGACGGGCAATCGGTTCATTAGCACTGACCTTGCCGGGAAAGGTAGAGACAGTTGGGTGGTTGGAACCTGGGACGGCATGGTCTGTCGGATCCCCATCGCCAAAGGCTTCTCGGAAGGCAAGGAGATGGAGGAGAAGATCGCCAAATTGGCCACCGGTCTGAAAGTCCCCCGGTCCAGCATCGTCTCTGACGCTGACGGACTTGGGTTCTACTTGGAGAGCTACCTGAAAGGCATCCGGGAGTTTCATGGAGGACAGTCAGCTATTGACTCCAAGACGTACAACAACATCAAGTCGGAGTGCGCATTCAAGCTGGCGGAGCTCATCAACAAGCGCCAGATCCACATCATCTGCTCTCCCGAAGTTCAGGAGAAAATCAAGCAGGAGATGACGGTGCTCAAGTCCAAGAACACGAACTCCGCTGAGCAGAAGCGAGAGCTCATCTCCAAGGACACCATGAAGCAGCTCCTCGGAAGGTCACCGGACTTCCTGGACATGCTCATCATGCGAATGATATTCGAGATCAAGCCGAAGGCGACTGGCATGAAGTCCGCCAAAATAATAATCCCCACAAAACGATGATACTGGACATTATAACCCTCATCCACAACATGGTCAAGATGGTCAACCCTCTGGCCGTCTTTGAGTGTGACCAGGCTCGAATGCTGAACGTCAAAGTGGACACGATGGAGAGGTTTGTTACAGACTCGGACGGCAATCGGGTATCGTCCGACTTCGTCTATGTTGAGGAACCTACCACTGGCTACTACGATACGCCGTATCAGGGCTACCCCACTCAGCGTACCATCATGCAGGTTTACTTCTGCAAGTTCGAGCCTATGGCCAACGATGCCTACAAAGGCGACACGAAGTTTAGCAAGAACTCGCCCACCATCGGACGACTGGAGTTGAAGAACCAGATTGAGGAGCAGATGGTTCGACCTTTCCTCTACTTGCTCAAGAACTCCCAACTGGTCAAGCAATTCCCGGAAATCATGAGCACCGTTCGGGTACTATACCCGTCCCCCAGGTTTGATGCCAACGAGGTCAGTGTGGGACTGGAGTTCACCTTCAAGCAGGACTGGTGTATCGATATGTACAAGGACAGGATCTGGCGTCCCCTCCTTGAAGTGGTAAAGCCCGGATTTGACTTGTCGGGACGCACTTTGTTCTTCGACCGCCAGGACTTGCCCATGCCGGTCTATCCTCCTGCATGGGTCCAAGCTTTGGTGCACGCAGCGGGTTTGCCTCTATTGGCATTCTCCATCTCGCAAACAAACAATTTTGTTGGACAACTTACTGTTGATGGGAATGACAACTTAGTAGTAGATTACCCATGGACCGAAGAGGATGGGTGGAAAAAGTCGAGTGTGACGTACCCCAACCCGGGCCCCGGATATGATTTTATAGTCGGCTCAATAGTAATTGATGACATCCCCGAACAGTATTGGAGTCTCAAACATTGCTACATAAAATGATCCAGCGAATCGACATACAAGGCGGTCAGATGACGTTCGGCCAACGCATAGAGCTTGGCCGGATCATCACTGACAAGGAGATGACCGACATCGACAAGATGAAAGAAGGCATGCAATGTCTCGGTGTCAAATGGAGTCTGAGAAACACCTCAGAAATTGTTGAGTACTGGTATGAGGTTCTCATGGGCATCAAACACTGGATTGAACGGGAACAGACTGAGCTCAAGTACGAGCCCAGTGCCGAGGAAAAGGCAGCCGGCATTGCTCAATTCTCTTTGGTGGTTGGCGAGATGGCCACCATCACTGCACTGGCCAAGGACTACTCGAAAGACCCGGATGAGATTCTGGAATGGAAATACGGGAAGGTGTACAACCTCCTTTTCACCAACTTGCAGAGTCACCTCTTCCGGGAGCGACTGAACAAGGAACTGGAGCGTAAGGCTCAGCAGAAAGCCAATGCTCGCAAACCCAGAAACAAATGGCGGTAGGACTGGAACAGATATTGGCTGAGGGTCTCACCCAGATGAGGGACGAGATCATCCGGGCATCACAGGACGCCGGGCAGGAAGCCTCCGGCAGAACCTATGCTCAGATAACAGTCCAGACGGGACGAGAAGGGGAAACAGTTTGGGGAACGATCGAAGCTCCAAACTACTTTTACACTCTCATCCGGGGACGAGGTCCTGGAAAGATCCCCGCCAATTTGGGACAGATCATCATGGAGTGGGCAAAGCTCAAAGGCATCACATTCTCGGATCCCAAGGACCTGGTCCGATTCGGAAATGCCACTGCATGGAAGATAAAACGAGAAGGCTCAGAGCTTTACCGCAATCACATTTACGTTGACTTGGTCGACACTCCCGCTGATAACTTCGAGGAGTACCTGGCTCAGCATTTGGACAAGACAATGGAAGTCCTCATTGAAGAGGCATTCACTCCTGACAACAATATGGACCACGGATATATAATATAACGCGATATGGCAATTACCAATCAACCGGCTGAGGATTCTTTATACTCAGCATATTCGCAAATACCAGTTGAGACCGACAACTCAACACCTGGGCTTGAGATCAAGACTCAGAACTTTGACGAGGACAATATGGTCTCGTTGAACATTATAGACAATGAGGCGGTCGAAGTAATTGATAACAGTGGAGGTAGTAGTAACAACTATTCTGTGAAGTTTCCTCTCCGTAGAAAGACGGTACCCGGGGAATGGTATGCTTTTAGGGTTTATCGCGGGGCTGGAGTGGGTGCCACTTCACTCACCGTTGCTTTGTTCCAAGCAACCAGTTCGGGTAATCTTACCACTGTGATTGCTAAAACAAATATACCAATTGGTGACAACATGACGTGGAAGGTTCAGGTACCGCGCATTGTTACAACAGGATCCCCCTGCGATTTCCTTGTCATTTTTGCAGGTATTGAAGGAGCAACAGCTGGAGTGAAGGTTACTCTCTCAGGTATGAGTTTGGCCTACGGGAATAACTTTGTCGGCTATAGCCCCAGTCCAGTTAAAGCAGCGAACTCACTAACTGAAAGCATCGACATCTACAGAGACTCGGGATTCGGGACGACGAAGAAATACGACCTCAGTTTCTTGGCAAAAGCCGGATTCCGGGACGACAGATTGAGAACATTTCCGTACATAAACCCACTCATCTACTTTGCCATTGACTACAGTCTCATATCGGCATATGCTTACAGAGGCATCGGCAAACAAGACTTCAATGTTCGATATGCCTCCCGGGGAGTTAGGGCTCGAGGCTACAACGCTAATTTCACCGAGGCATACTTAGGACTCGTACTGACTGACCGGGTTCCTGACAACGACAGGAATCTGTATGTAAAAAAATACTACGGGTATCCGTACTACGTCACCCTATTCCCGAGAGGGTTTTCGGGGTCACTAAATATCGCTACATCGATCGACGTTCGGGTTAAACTTTATGATGAGGTCGAAAAACAATTTGATATTTCTACCCGACTCAGCATCCCCCTTGTGTACGAATTTCAGGATGAAGCAGAATACGTAAAACTCAGACCTTCTGTAGGAGAATACTCTTCTCAAGCATGGAACATCATATTCGTCGATACGGAGGTACCTTGCAACCCATTCTACATTCGCTGGATAAACCAGAAAGGCGGATGGGACACTTACATGTTTGAGCAACACAAGAAGTATACGCAGGAGGTTGACCGGGGAGACCAATACGTATTAGCGAATTCCAGAGACCCCTATGCCTCACAGACGAGAGGCGAGTTAGCTCCGGAGTTTAAGAACATAGTCCAAGCAGGAGCAGAACAGCTTGATGAGAACGACTTCAACTTGCTCAAAGGAATTGCTCTCTCGCCTCTTGTTCAAAGGTACAACCCCTCAATCGTGGCATGGCAACGAGTCCTAGTAAATGACACGGACTTAACTTGGGACACCAAGACTCCCAGGAACACTGTTAGCTACGAGTTCCAGCTTATTGACGAACAAACTCAGTGGTAATATGAACTACGAACTACTCATGAAAGGCATTGACGGCAAGGTCTGGTCCCTGGACCTCCCGCTGGATGCTCCTGCGATGAATTACCAGATCAACAGTCTGGCGGAGCTGAAAGACAGGAATGCCTCGTACTCCCAGCGGATCAGTCTGCCCAGGACGACCCATAACGAGCAAGCATTCCAATTCAGTTTTGTAGTTGGCTCAGATTCGGGTGTGCCATACATGAAGTTTCCTTGCCAACTATTCTATGAGGGAGCACTCATATCCCCGGCTGGAGCAGTATTGAACATCGTAGACGTATCAGATACATCGATCGGGGTCCAGATCCTCGGGGCAACCGTTGACCTGTTCGACACACTAAACAACACTGACGCGAAGGACCCCGGGGATGGTATGTTCCTCCTCAAGTGGTACACGGACACAATGGGACAGACTGAGCGATACCTCTCCGGCCCCGAAGAGGTTAAAGTCCTGTACTTTTGGCTGTATGCAACTCTGCAAAAGAACCCGAACTTCCCCCCTTTCGCCATGGAGGCAATCAGGCAAGTCAGTGAGTTGGACAAGTTCTACCCCCACCTCAACTGGTATGACTTGGTGACATGGATCTTCGATCGAGCAGGCTACAGTCTCGAGACCGACGTGGACCCCGTCGACCGAGCCGAAATGTTTTTGCCTTGCACTTACCCCGTTTTGGCAGACAACCCCAAGGCTCCGGGAGCATCCGGAATTGGCTGGATCCGGAATCCCTTGGTCGGCACCCCGACCGGGGTGGTATGGAAAGGCTCCCCCGGGGTAACTCTCAAGGACCCGGTCGCCGGACGTTTGACTATAGGCCCCGAATCCGGAACATTCAGCTGGATGACTCTATGGGACACGACCATCACGTTTAGATTCTCGTGGTCCAATATTTCTGCCATCCAAAAGAGTAGTGTGGCAGTCAAAGTTACCCACTACAAGAACGACGGAACCAGTGCTGTAGTGTTGACAAAGTCCTGGTCATCGGGGTCTTCTGGCAGCGCTTCGGTCAACATCCAGATGGAGGCAGGGGAGCACATACTGGTGTCTGGAACTCTCGCCATAGTCACTAACCCTAGCAGTTCGTTTGACCTGAGATTTCCGGTCAACATTACTGCTCCTCCTGTGCCTGAAACTTCACCAGGGGATAAGCCCCAACCCGGACTAACCTATGACCTCCTGGCCTCTACTGGATTCAAAAGCTTGGGGGACATAGTCAAAGCATTTGTCCAGCTGTTTGGTCTAACCGTCGACGTTAATCCCGCCACAAAGGTAGCAAGAGCATACTCTATTCGGGAGTTTTACAACAGACGAAGTTCGTCCGGGAAGAATTGGTCTGACAAGCTGATAAAAGGAAAGGACACCAAACTTACGTTCCAATTGTCCAGCTATGCCCAGTCCAACGAGGTGAAGTTAGAGGATAATAAGGACAACAACGTTACTGACTCGTACAAGTTCAGCATCCCGGACGTCAACCTCCAGCCCACCAAACTCCTGTTCCAAATTGGGTTCTTGGCAGGGCTCAACCAAAGCCTCTATGATGCGGACATTACAAATAAGACTCATACACTTGCTAACTACCCTATCTGGACCATCAATAGAGGTCGGATGGAGAACGGGGAAGTGACCGAGACGACTTGGGAGTACAATGTTCTAAGTAAGCCGATGGTCGTCCACATAGATAAGTCTGACTATATGCGGCCCAAGGTGAAGGTAGGCCACACCCTTACCCAGGTACGACTATACACGGCGTATTTCAAAAAGTTGAATTACTACGTTCCTAAGTACTACGGCAAGCTCATCAACAATATACTCAAAAGACCAAAGATCCTACAGGTCCAAATTCTTTTGGACTCGCTCGACATTCAAAGTCTGGACTTGTTCAACCCGATATGGCTGGAAGAACATGGGTTCTGGTTCTACGTTTCGAAAATAAACAACTTCCAAGCTGGAAAGATACCCAAAGTAGACCTAATACGAATGTGATATGGCCGAAGAACAGAAAAATACAATTTACAACGTCCGTGTAACAGCTGAGGATGCCCTCAAGACGTTAGCCGAATTGAAACTCCGGTCCCAGGAGTTGAGAGACCAGCAGAAGGCTCTCGGCAAAGTAACTGAGGAGAATGCTCAAGAATACTATGCGCTTGACAACCAGATCAAGGCAATCAACAGCGAGGCGAACAAGTACCAGAAGCAAATCCAGAACAACATTAAGCTCCAGAACCAACAGAAGGCAAGTTTAGCAAAACTTAGAACCCAGCTGGCTTTGGACAATGCCGAGTTTGCAGAGCTGGGCAACTCAATGCAGGACGCGGCTCGTAAAGCCGAGCTCGGCAAGCGCATTGCAGAAACCACCGAGGAGCT